TGGATATCTTCATACCTATAGATTTCTTCATCAAATCAATACTTATCAAGACGAGAGTGAGCGAGAGCTATTTGAAAGTAGTTTTATTAGATATACATTTGATAAAAATGATTTAACTCAAGAAGAAGTTGATCAATATATTGTTCTTGCTACAGAAGTAGTTATATCTTCTAATATTCAAGGTACAATCCAAGCTTTACAACTTCAGTTAGATGGAGCAGTTGAAGCTGGTGAAAAAATATCTATGTCTCTTGTCGAAGCAATTAGTACAGCAAGAAATGAATATAATCAAAGCGTCGGTAGGCAACAAAAATTATTAAGCGATCTTAAAGTTAAAAGAAGCGAAAGATTGAGTAAACAAGTCAAAGAAAATGCATCAATATTAAATCTTGTCGAACTTTGGAAGGAAGAAGAAAGCCGTAAAGAGATGATTCGGCTTGCTGAGATGCGCAAGGAACTACTAGCTAAAGAAGTAGAAAGACTTAGCACCATAGATGAAATTAAAGCTAGAATTATGGGTATATCTAAGGATGAAGTCTTGAACGGATGAAATGCAAATTCAATGCAAAATTTGTAATGAATTATTCCAAGCAGATAAGTTTTTGCATCTGCATCTAAAAGCTCATAAGATTAATACGGCTGAATACTACCAGAAATACTACCCAAGGCATGATCTTCAATCTGGAGAGATGATCAATTTTAAAAATAAAGATCAATATTTTACAGATGATTTTAATAATAAAAACAATCTAAAAGCTTATGTTAAAAGTTTAGAAGAAAAAGATCTTAAAGAATTTTTAAAAGGATTATTAGTTAAAAGGAAAGAGCGTAAAGACTTAATATACTCGCCTAGTCAGGTAGAATTAAGGTCTTTGATTATGCCTTCTATAGTGACTTTTAATAAATATAAATTAAATTATTATGAAATATGTGAATCTATTGGGCTTAAAAATAAGTTCACTAATTATGAAAATGAAGAACTAAAGTTTGGAGAATCAGAAAGATATCAAATAATGATAGATACTAGAGAACAAAATCCTCTTAGATTTAAATATCAACAACAAATCGCTAAATTAGACTTTGGTGATTATACTCTTAACGATCTTGAAAAATGCTGTTTTACAGCTGTAGAAAGAAAGAACTTATCTGACTTTATAGGAACCATAAGCGCTGGCTATGATAGATTTAATAATGAGATAGAACGAGCTAAAAACGCTAATTATTATCTTGTAGTACTAATTGAGGAGTCATTGAGCGAGGCTCTTTCTTTTAATTATTTACCTCATATATCTAAAAAAATTAAAGCTACTCCAGAATTTATATTTCATAGAGTCAGAGAATTAAATCAAAAATATGATAATATACAATTCGTATTTGCTGACGGTAGAAAAAAAGCTTCTGAGTTGCTTATTAAGATATTAACTGGTGATTGTTTTCACAAGAAATACGACTTGCAATTATTGGTTGATTTAGGTATAATTTAATATGTGGTATTGTCCAGAAAAATATAATAAAAAAGATCTTGTAGATATTAATAAACAGCTACTTGAGGTCCACGGGCCAATGCTGGATAAAGAAGCTAAAATTAGTCTTGCTAAATTTTTAAGAGCAAATTTAGGTATTACAACAGAACTAATTAGTGGGATTAAGTTGGCTCCATATCAGGAGGTTAATTTAAAAGCATTCTTTAATCGAAATTTTAATATGTGTGTTTGGGGCCGAGGTTGTTCTAAATCTTTCATCGCAAGTGTTTACTGCTTTCTGCAATGTATTTTTGAGCCTAATTCTAAGATATTAATTGCTGGACCAACATTTAGAACTGCTAGAAATATTTTCACTAACTTAGAAAAAATTGTAAATAGTAAAGAAGCTCAATTATTACAACAAGCTTTTGGAGTCAAAAGTAAAAGAAACGATTTGTTCGAATGGGAAATTAATGGTGGTAATATTGTGGCTATTCCTCTTAATGGAGAAAAGGTACGAGGTTTTCGTGCTAATGTTCTTGTACTTGACGAGTTTCTTCTAATACCAGAAGATATTATCAAAAATGTATTAATGCCATTCCTTGTCGCTCCACAGAACATGAAAGAACGCATTCAGATCAGAGAAATGGAGGATAAATTAATTCAAGAAGGTTTAATGAAAGAAGAGGATCGAATGGTGTTTCCAAATAAATCAAAAATGATCGCTCTATCGTCTGCAAGTTATACATTTGAAAATCTTTATAAAACATATAAAGAATGGGTTAGTAATATCTATTCAGAAGAAGCCGTAAAAGATGCTACATATTTTGTCAGTCAAATGGGTTACGAGGCTTTACCAGAAGAGATGGTTGATAAAACTATCATTGAAGAAGCTCAAGCTGGTGGTTTAAGTCATAGTGGATTTTTAAGAGAATACTGCGCTCAATTTACAGATGGAAGTGATAGTTATTTTTCTGCAAAAAAAATGCATGAATGCACAATACCGGATGGAGATTCTCCTACCTCAAAAATATATGGAGATAAAGATAAGAAATATATTTTAGCTATTGACCCAAGTTTTAGCAACAGCCCAAGTTCAGACTATTTTGCTATGAGTATTATTGAATTAGATGAAGAAAAAAAAGATGGAATCCTTGTTCATGGTTACGCCGTAGCGGGAGGTGATTTAAAGGATCATATTATATATTTTCATTATCTTATGACTAATTTTAATGTTGAGATGGTAATTATTGATAACGCTGGATATCAGTTTATTGATTCTGCAAACGAAAATGAATTATTCCGTAAATCTGGAATTGAATTAAAATTTTTTGAAGTTAACTCTGATGCAGAAGGTGCAGAATATGATAGGATGATTAAAGAAGCAAAAAGACAATACAATAAAGAATCTAAAAAGATATGTTTTAAACAGATGTTCACTACAGAATTTATACGTAGATCTAATGAATATCTACAAGCTTCTATTGATCATAAAAAAATTTGGTTTGCAAGTAGAATATCTGCCAATGGAGAAGCGTTTGGAAGAGTTACTGGATCAAATATTAACGTAGAAAATACAGGATTTGATAATTTAATAGACTTTATAGAGAATCAAGATGATATGATCTACGCCACAAAAAAAGAATGCAGCCTTATCGAAGTAAGAAGTACAAGCCGTGGGATACAATCTTTTGATCTTCCGCAGCATCTTAAAAGAAACACTAGTGCACAAAGAGCTAGAAAGGACAGATATACCGCTCTTATGCTGGGTAATTGGGCGAGTAAGATATATTTTGATATGTTAAAAATGGAAGATAAAGTTGAAAATCAAACATTTAAGCCTATAATGTTATAAATAAGTGTAATTTTTAAAAATAAGTAAAAATGTCTAAAAAAGAAGAAAAAAGTCAAAAAAATACTAATGCTGTAGAAGTTGCCCCTCTTATGGCTGTAGCTTCATATAAAGAAGTTAAAGGCTCAGACAACAAAGTAAGAAGAAATAGATCTTCTACTATTGAAAGAACTGAGAGATATGCAAATATCACAAATGGGCTAATACCATTTAATAGATCTACGACTGGAAGCGCTTACAGTAGTTCTAATATGGACATAAGGGACGCGGTAATATTATGCCAAAAAGCATACTATAATTTTGCTATATTCAGAAATACGATAGACCTAATGACTGAATTTAGTTCAAGTAAAATATATTTTAAAAATGGGAGTCAGAAAAGCAGAGATTTTTTTGAGGCATTATTTGATAAAATCAATATTTGGAGTTTTCAAGACAAATTTTTTAGAGAATACTACAGAAGTGGAAATGTTTTCTTGTATAGATTTGATACAAATATTAAACAAGATGATTTAATTAAAATCACTCAAACTTTTGGAATTAGTAAAGCAGCATCTTTTACTCTACCATCTAGATATATCATCATAAATCCTGCCGACATACAAATTGCAGGAAACATAAGTTTTGTATCAAATAGATTCTATAAAATACTAAGTGATTACGAGCTAGAAAGGTTAAGAACTCCACGAACAGAAGAAGATGTAGAAGTATATAATTCTTTACCGCCAGAAGTCAAAGATGCAATTAGTAAAAAATCCAATAATGTTGTAATGCCATTGGATACGTCTAGACTTGTCGCAGTATTTTATAAAAAGCAAGACTATGAGCCATTTGCTGTTCCAATGGGTTATCCTGTTCTTGAAGATATTAATGCAAAAGCAGAATTAAGAAAAATGGATATGGCTATAAGTAGAACTATGCAACAAGCAATCCTATTGGTTACTATGGGCGCTGAACCAGATAAAGGTGGGGTTAATCAAAAGAATCTTGAAGCAATGCAAGCTCTATTTCAAAATGAAAGCGTTGGACGTGTATTAATAGCAGATTATACGACAAAAGCTGAATTTGTTATACCTCAAATTGCAGATATTCTCGATCCTAAAAAGTATGAAATTTTAGATAAAGATATTCAGATAGGGTTAAATAATATTTTAATAGGTAGCGAAAAATTCGCAAATCAAAGTATTAAGGTACAAGTATTTATAGAAAGACTTAAACAAGCTAGAGAAGCTTTTATCAATGAATTTTTATTCCCAGAGATAGTAAGAATAAGTAAAAATCTAGGATTCAAAAATTACCCAACACCATACTTTGAAGATATTGATCTTAAAGATGACATACAATATGCTAGAATTTATAATCGTCTTGTGGAACTTGGAGTTCTTACTCCCGAAGAAGGTCTTACGGCTATTGAAACTGGCCGTCTTCCAGATCCAGAGTCTTCCTTAGAAAGCCAGATAAAATATAAAGACCTACGAGATCAGGGATATTATACTCCACTAATTGGCGGTAGTCAGCCTCAAGCTGGGCGACCAACTGGTAGTAGTAGTCCACAATCAACTAAGAATATAAATCCAATTGGAACTGGTCAACAATCTAAAGCAGAATTTAGCGCTAAAAAAGTAAGTGAAAATTTTGTGCTAGCCTCTAAGCTAGAGGACCATGTATCTAATTTAATTAAAGAGAAATTTAATATTAAGAAATTAAATAAACAGCAAAAATCTATTGCAAATGATATAACAAAAATGATTGTTATTAATGAAAATAGCGAAAATTGGATAGAAAAAGCTAAGCAATATGTAGAAGATCCAACAGATAAAAATAAAGATAATCTAAATATTGTATATGATATATCTTCTAGTCATCAAGTAGATAATTATTTAGCTGGGATTTTAAAAGATAGTAAAATTTAATTTGGTATTCTAATTACTATAATACCACTCCTGCCTGACTGTCCTCCACTTCCACCTCCATCTCCATATCCTCCGCCCATCGCGCCGTTATATCCTGTAATTCCGCCTACTGCACTACATGACCACCTGTCACATCTCCTATTCTTACCACTACCATGACAGTGTTGGCCGGAGGTAGCCCCAACTCCTCCATGTGCTTGTCTTCCACCATCGCCTCCTCTACCATGAGTTCCTCCTCCAAATAGCCTAGACGGAGAAAGACTAATACCTACTCCACCACTGCCACCAATATTACTGCTCGAATTTGCTCCTCCTCCGCCACCAGCTTGACCTCCTCCACCTCCGCCTAAATAATTTGTAGCGCATGAATTACAGTTATTGCACCAATTATAAACTGCTCCGCCACCACCTCCATGTCCAACTCCGCTTGCACCTCCTGCTCCACCTAAACTATGTCCACCACTTCCACCTGCAGCGCTATATATAGCAGAAGAACCTCGCACAATATTTGATGTAGCTCCAGTTCCATTGGCTCCACCTCCTCCACCTACATTTATAGTATAATTCCCCGCGGTTAAATGAATACCAGACCAATTAATGATTCTTCCACCGCCTCCACCAGCACCTCCACTATGACCTCCGCCTCCACCACCGCCACCTATTAAAAGTATCTCCGCGCCTTTTTCTCCATTATCTATATTTAAAAAACCATTTCCAGTCCAATAATAATAAGTATATCCACCTTCTGTAAAAATACTAGTATTGCTAGAAGTAGAAAGTTGAAATTGATAAAAAGTATTTACCCAAACTCCATTATTATTTACATAAGCATTCTTAACCGTGCGCCAAGCTCCACCTACATTGACATATATATTTCTTATAAAACGCCAACTGCTGCCTCCAAGGTTAATGTAACTGCTAGTTGGCATATTTTATGTTATTTGATAATGTATATCGCCATCTGATCCGCTAGATGGTCCTCCTGTACTTACTGTCCTATTGCCTCTAGCGTTTGATGGTATACCTGATAAATTTCCCCATGGAACAGTTCCTACAGTAAGGACTCCATTTAAAAAATACCACAACCAAGTATTATTATTAATGTAAGCTCCTTGATAATCGCTTCGCATCATTAATGTTACATTCCGGTCCGTAAAATCTATTCCTGCCCATCCACCATTTTCGCCCTTAATACTTAAGCTGCCATAACTTCCTCTTTGTAAAGTTCCTCTATAAAATCCTCTAGAATAAATATCTCCTTCGACATCTAACGCATAAAATGGTTCTCTTGCAATTCCAAGACCTGTACCAGTCAAAGTCATTAGTTTTGTTCCTCCTGTCCCTGGGCTATTTTCGTCATTACTATGCGCCCCTCCACGATACCAACTGAATCTACCGCCTGATCTAAAATAAGTAGTATTACTTTGAACTCCTATACCATAACTCGTTGACCATAAATTAATCATCTGTCTCTGGGTTTGTCCAAATGATATGGTAGATGTACCTGGCAAAGTTGCCTCTGGTAACCCTGTGGTTTGATTGATGGCTAATTGCATTGCTACAGATCCATTCGTCCCATTATGAGCTACAACATCAGCTGTATTATTAACTATAAATCTTAGAGTTCCGCCTGCTGCAGTTTTACCCGCTATAATATCGTTAAAACCATTATTACCTAAATTGATCCAATTCCATCCTAAAGTAGAAGAATACTGATCACTACTAGAGCTGTAAGCTAATCTCATATAACTTTTACCAACTTTTAAAGATAAATTTCCTGCGTGATCCATGGTTAACTGAGTAACTGGATTAGATCCATCATCATTAGCTCTACCATAGTTTAATACTCCATCTACTGCAGAAAACCATTTTATTTTATAATTTGTAGTTGTGTCTGAGTCTTCTAGAATTAAAGTACCTCCAGCAGGATCAACTATATTTAATGCCCTTCCGTAACCTGCAATTTTTAATGGTGATACTTCTCCAATGCCAACGTTGCCATCATTATTAATCGTCATTCTCATCTGAGGTCCAGTAGCATAAGAATCAGTTGCAGCAAAATGCATGCGAGTACCATTACTATTATCTTGATGAAAGTAAATTCCAGCTTGAGCGTTATTGGTTCCTGCGCTAGTTAAAGTTATTGCTGTCTGTCTATTATTTGTGGTCGTTCTTAAATTTATAGCTCCTAGACTATTAACACCAGGATGGGGAAAACTATAAGAGTCTTCATGTGCAATGGTGAGATTGGTATTTGGAGTAGATGTATTAATTCCTACTTTACCATCTGATTGTACTACAAGACTTTGGCTATTTGGACCGATTGTTACGGTATCTGAATTTACTGAATCTGAATTAAAAATTCTAGGCATATAGTAATATTACACAAGATAATAGATACACAAAAAAAATTAAAAAAGAAAAATATTGTCAATAACTAGATCTTTTTGCTTTGTTTATTTATAATAAAGCTGTAATATAGAGTTTAGTTTATACTTATGAGTAAAGAAATTTTAGTTAAAAAAAGAAATGGTAAATTAGAAAAATTTAATATTGAAAAAATAAATAGAGTTATAAAATGGGCTATAGATGGTTATGTAGGAGTAAGTCTTACTGATATAGAAATAAATGCAAAAATTAATATGCATGAAGGCATTAGCACTCAAGAAATACATAAACTATTGGTAGAAAGTGCTGCAAACTTAATATCAATATCTAGTCCAAATTATCAATATGTAGCCAGTAGATTATTAAATTATCAACTAAGAAAAGAAGTATGGAAGGGTAAACATGCTCCAAGGCTTTTAGAATTTATACAAAATGGTATAAAAAATAAAACATATGATCCTATCCTATTAGAAAAGTATAGCGAGGATGAATTAAATAAAATTGGTGAATTTATAGACCACGATAGAGATTATCTTTTTACATATGCTGGCGTCAAGCAATTGTGCGATAAATATTTAATTAAAAATAGAACTACCGGAACCATTTATGAAACTCCACAATTTGCCTATGTGTTAATTGCTGCTTATGCTTTCATAAATTATCCAGTTGAAACAAGATTGAATTATGTGCGTAAATTTTATGATGCTATTAGCAAGCACAAGATCAATCTACCAACACCAGTAATGGCAGGAGTAAGAACTTCTAGTAAAAACTATGCAAGTTGTTGTCTTATCGGAGTAGATGATACAAGAGAAAGTATTACTGCAAGTGCTACTGCTGTTAGCATGGCTACTGCAAATAGATGTGGAATTGGAATAGATGTTAGTAAGATCAGAGCAATTGGATCTCCTATTAAAAATGGTGAAGTTGTGCATACTGGTTTAATTCCTTTTTTAAAAATATATGAGAGTAGTGTTAAAGCTTGGCAACAGAATGGTTTAAGAGGCGGTAGTGCTACTTGTAATATTCAATGGTGGCATTATGAAATAGAAGATATTGTTGTATTAAAAAACAATGCTGGCACAGATGATAATAGAGTGCGCAAATTAGATTATACTGTTGGTATGAGCAAGCTATTTTATGATAGAGTTCTTAAAGATGAAGATATTACTCTATTCAATAATGTAGAAGTTCCAGAATTATATGAAGCATGGGGAACAAAAGACTTTGATAAAGTATATAAAGAATGTGAATCTAAGAAGTTAAAAATTAAAAAGAAAGTATCTGCTAGAAAACTATTCTCACTTATTATAAAAGAGCGCGTTGAAACTGGCAGAATCTATATTCTTAATGTAGATCATGCTAATAAACACGGAGCTTGGTTAGACAAAGTTACTATGAGTAATCTTTGCACAGAAGTTATTCATCCTACTATTCCATTAAATGATTATCACGACAAAGAAGGCGAAATTGGAATGTGTATTCTTTCGGCAGTTAATATGCTAGAAATTAAAAACTGGCAAGATCTTGAAAAGACTTGCGATCTTATCGTAAGATTTCTTGATGAAATCATTGAACTTCAAGATTATTTTAATATTGCTGCTGAAAATTTTGCTAAAAAACGTCGCAGTCTTGGAGTTGGAATAACGAATCTTGCAGCTTATCTAGCTAAAAATGAATTAAGATATAGCTCTGATAAAACATTGCCAGTACTAGATGAATGGATGGAACATTTTCAATATTATCTTTTAAAGTCTAGTCTTCAGTTGTCTAAAGAAAAAGGTAAATGTGAAAAATTTGATAGAACAAAATACTCTAAAGGAGTTCTCCCAATAGACACTTATAAAGATAAAGTAGATGAAATCTGCAAAAGAAAATTATCTCTTGACTGGGAAGAATTAAGAAAAGAGATTAAAGAGTATGGATTGAGACACTCTACATTATCTGCTTGTATGCCTTGTGAGAGTAGTTCTGTTATTCAATCTTCAACCAATGGAGTAGAACCTATTAGAAGTCTTATTACTTATAAGATGAGTAAGATGGGTAAATTACCAGTATTAGTTCCAGGAATTGGAAAATATGAAGGCAATTACGAATTAGCTTATGACTTTAGAGACAATTCTAACTTATTAAAAGTCAATGCTATTATTCAAAAATATATTGATATGGCTATATCAACTAATGTATACTATAATTATTCTCATTATGAAAATAATGTTTTACCAGATGCAAAAGTCATGAAAGAAATAATGTTTGCATATTCTTTAGGACTGATTAGTTTGTATTATAACAACACAGATGATGGCGATAAAGAACAACTAATGAATCAAAAAGAAGATAGAGATTGCTCTTCTGGAGCGTGTAAATTATAATCTATGAAAAGCGTTTTAAATTTGAAAAACATAGATCATACTAAACAGCCACTTTTCTTTGGAGAAGATCTCAATCTTCAAAGATATGACAAGTTTAAATATCCTATCTTTTTTGAATTATTTAAAAAGCAAGAAGAATTCTTTTGGTGGCCTCATGAAATAGCTCTTAATAAAGATAGAGGAGATTATAAAGAATTAACTCCAGAGGAAAGATTTGTATTTGATACTAATTTAAAATTCCAAACTCTTGGAGACAGTATGCTATCAAGAAGTATACATTCTCTTAAAGATTATGTAACCAATCCAGAACTAGAGATCTGCATGAATACTTGGCAAAGATTTGAAGGTATTCATAGTTATTCTTACTCTTATTTACTTAATAATGTACATCCAGATGCTAGTAAATTCTTTGATAGCATTATGGAAGACAAAGAAATCGTATCTAGAGCAGAACTAATAAGAAACAGTTTTGATAAAATATTAGGCGATGATGATAAAAAAGATTTAAAACAGAAGATATTTGACTGCATTCTTTCTGTTAATGTTATGGAAGGTCTTGTATTTTATGTAAGTTTTGCTTGTTCATTTTATTTTGGATATCGTGGTAAAATGGAAGGTAATGCTAAAATTATTAAATTTATTCAAAGAGATGAAGCTTTACATTTTGCTACAAGCCAAAATCTAATTAAGATTCTTAGAGAAGAGGAAAAGGAAGGCTTTACTTCTACTGCAAAAAAGAGTGAAGATAAAGTTTACGCATTCTACGAGCAAGCAGCTAAAAACGAAATAGAATGGGCAGAATACCTTTTTAGTAAAGGTTCGCTTTTAGGATTAAATGCGGAAGTATTAGCTGGATACTCTAAATGGCTTTGCGATGCACGTTTGCGATCATTAGGATATAAGAAAATTTTTAATCAAAAAGAGAATCCTATCGCTGGATGGTTAGACAGTTATTTAGATAGTAGTAAAGTTCAAGTAGCACCACAAGAAACAGAAATTTCAACATATAAAATTGGCGCAAGAAAAACTGATATATCTGACGATGACTTTGGAAATATGAAGCTGTAATATAATCTGATAGTGTATTATATAGTGTGACAGAAAATAAAAAAAAGAAAAAAGTCAATCAACTTAATATTAAAGAATGCGAATCTATACTTCATAGATTAGCTGGACAAATTGAATGTAAATACTATCAGCATGTTTTAGAGCATTACAGAAGACTTTTACCACCTCATTCTGCGGCTATAGAACTAGCCAAAATACCAAATGATGGTAGTGCTACTTTGCCATAATTTAAATTAAAAATATTAATCTATAAGTGTAAATATCTATGTGAATTTAGATATAAATATACTTTTTAATCTAGTTTTAGGAGCTCTTTCTTTCCTCGGGGGATGGCTTTTTACCAGAGTATTCTCATTATTTGACAAACAAGAAAAACTTATCAAAGATTTAAACGATAAGACTTTTACATATTTTATTACTTTAAGAAAAGAAGTAGAAGCAGAGAGCAGAAAAAATCAACAAGAAATATCTGATTTGGCTCTTAAGGTTAGCACAACATATGCTACTCAAGATTCTTTAGAACATGCTATAGAAAAAATAGATACTAAACTAGACCGAAATTTTGATTACATACAAAAACATATTTCTAAAGATTAAAAATATAATGTAATTAGTTTTGTGACGGTTTCAGAGAGGGATATAGATTTCTTTGCTAAAAAATTAGGCTTATCACCAGAGAAAACTTTTCTGCTTATTCAAGATCCAGATTGCTTACCAGAAATAATAAATAAAGTATCAGAAGATAACATCGACGGGATTGTTGATATTAGTTTTCCAGTTTTCACAGAGATAACAATAGTAAAATATAGTAAAGATATTAAATGTTCTTTTGAAGAAAAAGAATATATATCAGAAGCTGTGAGTAGTAAATTTTATGATCTTATAGAATATCCATTACAAAATAAATACTTTTTTCAGTTAGATCATAATGAAGATACTGCAAAATCTGTTACTGTATTTTTAGGATTTTTCTATAAGAGTTTAGAGAAGCTAAGAAGATCATATCCATCAGAAAGTACATACTATAACATAGCTAAAAGCGGATTCGAAAATTCAGAAAGAGAAGAAGTATCTTACCACTTAAAAGATTGGATTAAGGTATTAAGAACCATACATAATGAAGTTTGGTTTTGATTAATGTTCATAAAAATTAAAATACTCTTTCATCTCATCATAACACCAAGAAATCATCAAGCTTTGTTTAGATTTTAAATTTTTAGTATAAACTTTATGAAAATATTCCATTTCCGTCAATGTCCATCTAACTTTAATTAATTTAAAATTTCTAGTCTCAGCGTTAGAGGTATATATTTTACTTATATCGATTATTTCTCTTATATTAACTTTTCTTTAATATCCCATAGAAGACTTTCCCTCAGATTTTATATATTGAGGTGTTATCTAGTATATAGTCTCTACTTTTCTTTTAACTCCCATTTTCCTCTTGCGAAGAAACAGACTACGGCACTTATAGGGGCGAGGTGGATTACTCCCTATGCATACTGCCGTCCCATACATCCACACATTAACCTCAAAGCCATCTAATGTACAATGAGGGTTTTCATAGTCGCAAGTCTTCACAGCGTTGCTATCTCTTGAGACTACATACTAAATAATTTTCTATAAAATTATCAAAATTGCCTATAATTAGAAGGCTATGTCAATAAACCTATCATACAAACATATTTGAAATTTGTCAAATCTTTTTATATAATTTTTTTATGGAAGTCATTAAAAACGAAAAAGCATGGATTAAGTATAAAAAAGATAAAGCTTTTAATTATAATATTGATATAAAAGATATAGACGCAAATTATTATCCAGATCAATATCCTTGTTTAGCTCAACAATACTTAGCTTCAGATATGAATGGAGCAAGATTAAAGTTCATTTTTGTTTATAAAAAAGATTGTCAAAAACTTATAAGTAAAATATAATATATTTAGTTCTTTACAAATGGGCGCGTAACGGTATCGATTCTAGAGTCATGGATTAAAATTGCAAGTAGAGTTTGAAGTAGGCTCTATAAAAACTTCAAAACACTTAACTGCCAAACCAGCTAAGTTAAAGGGAAGTTTCTCCTTGCGAGTTTCTCACAAGAAGGAAGCCCTTATCGCAGCTTAAACCCTGCGACCTGTTATCTATGATGCATCTATTAGAATAATGGGTATTTAGATGCATATCTTTAAATCCTTTTTATTTAATTTTTAAAGATATTACTTAGGATAGAGTTGACCAAGGCTAACTCTATAATTAAATAAATAGCTATAGCCCGATTGCTTGTTCGACACTATAGCGAAAAAACGGAATAAGCTAAACTTGTAGTAATTTTAATTTTTACTTTAGAAGACGCGAGTTCAATTCTCGCCGCGTCCATTTTTTTTAGAATATTTATATTTTTTTG